CAGAGACAGATTGTACCTATTTCTTATGGACCATATCAAAAGATTTTAGCAAGACTTGACCAAGATCCTGCTATATTAGGTGGTGCAAGTTTTGATGCAAACGGTAATCCAATCGCAGGGCAACCTTATGCTATGACATTACCTCGTATGGCATTTGAGTTAACTTCATTTGAATACGACACAGAAAGAAAAGTTGCTCCTACAAGAAAGTTAAGAAAGACTGCCGTTGATGAAGACAATGGAAATAGAAGATATGTATATTCTGGGACTCCGTATAATATGGGATTCAGTTTATACATAATGGCAAAATATAACGAAGATGCTGTTAAATTATTAGAACAAATTTTACCTTTCTTTAATCCAGAATTTACAAGCACTGTGAATTTAATTGATGGATTGGAACCAATTGATGTGCCACTTATTTTAAGTAGTGTTAATGCAGAAGATTTATACGAAGAAGCATTTACACAAAGAAGAAGTATTTTATATACGCTTAACTTTACAATGAAAGGATGGTTCTTTGGTCCTGAAAGAGATAAGGGTACAATTAAATTTGTTGATGTTCGTTATGCAACTGACATAACAGCGAATTCTCCATTTGAAGAATTCCAAACAGGACAACCAGGAATGTTGGCAAATAATACGCCAACTGATGACATTACACAAACCGTTGATTATAGCTTAATTGAATTTGATGACGACTGGGAATATATCGGAAATATATCTGATACAGAACCTAGTTAAGAAGGAATAATATTATGAAAATTGGATTTACTTGTAGTAGCTTTGACTTACTACATTCCGGGCATGTTCAAATGCTGAGAGATGCAAAAGAACAATGCGATTATTTAATGGTAGGATTACAATTGAATCCTGCGACTGACCGACCTAAAGAAAAGAACCCACCTATTCAAACTATCGTTGAAAGATATACTCAATTAAAGGCAGTAAGCTATGTTGATGAAATTATTCCTTATGCAACTGAACAAGACTTAATTGATATATTAGAACTATATAGAATTAATGTTCGTATATTAGGTGAAGAATATCGTGATAAAGAATTTACAGGAAAAGATATTTGTAGAAAGAAAGATATTGAACTCTTCTTTAATAAACGTGATCACCGCTTTAGTACTTCAGCATTAAGGAAATCTTGTACTTGGGTAAATAACGATGGTGATTGGAAGATGACCTCTGAGGGATAAATAATACTATGAAAGATAAAGATGACAAAATAGCACAAGCATTAAATATGAGGTCTTTACAAGAAGCTGAGGAAGAGAAGCAAGAAGCCTTGGATAGATTAAATCCAGAGAAACTTCCTGACCTTCCAATGAATTCTTTTTCGACTAATGAAGATGCTGAACTTGCAGAAAGTGTAGATTCCGTAAAGAATTTACCGCAAGAAAGTGTAGTTCAACCTCCTGCAGTTATAAGTAAAGAAGCAGAAGAAAATTTAAAAGACATTGAATTAGCAAAAGCAAACATTGAGAATATTATTAATCTTGGTGATGATTCTGTTAAAGAAATGGTTGAAATCGCAAAGCAATCTGAATCTCCTCGAGCCTTTGAAGTTGTATCTACCTTAATGAAAACATTACTTGATGCAAACAAAGATTATGTTGAAATGTCAACAAAGAAAAGATACGCTAAGGAAGAAGAATCTCCATCAACGAATGTAACCAATAATAATTTAATTGTCTCAACTGCAGATTTATTAAAAATGATAAAAGGTGACAACGAGAATGGATAGAGGTTATCTCGGCAACTCATATCTCAAAAAGATTGGTGAGCAAATTGAGTTTACTCCTGAAATGCTCAAAGAGTATATGAAGTGTGCTGAAGATCCTGTTTACTTTGCTGAGAATTATATAAAAATTGTACATGTTGACCACGGATTAATTCCAATGGATATGTATGATTACCAAAAAGATATCACAAGAAAAATTACTGACTCTAGGCGTGTTGCTGTACTCACATCAAGACAGGCAGGTAAAACAACAACAGCAGTAGCAGTTATATTACACTACATCTTATTTAATGAATTTAAGACTGTTGCGATATTGGCAAACAAGGGAGATGCAGCAAGAGAGGTTCTTGGAAGAATACAGCTTGCCTATGAAGCATTACCCAAATGGATGCAGCAAGGTATTGAAGAATGGAATAAAGGTAATATAACATTAGAGAATGGTTGTAAGATTTATGCAGGAACAACAACAAGTTCAGCAATTCGTGGTAAATCTATTTCATTCCTATATCTTGATGAGGTTGCGTTTATTGAAGGCTTTGATGAATTCTTTGCTTCTGTATATCCAACAATTTCATCAGGTCAAAGTACAAAATTATTAATGACTTCAACACCTAATGGATTAAACCATTTTTGGAAAACATGTAAAGGTGCCAGAGAAGGTACAAATGGTTATGAATTTGTTGAAGTTATGTGGTATGATGTTCCTGGCAGAGACGAACAGTGGAAAGATGAAACTCTTGAAGCATTAGATTTTGACCAAGAAAAGTTTGAGCAAGAATACTGTTGCCAATTCTTAGGCTCATCAGGTACACTCATAAGTGGAGCTAAATTGAAAGAACTTGCTCCATCACGACCAATTACTGAAAGTGAAGGTATTACTCAATATGAGAAAGCAATACCAGGTCACTCATATGTTATGACAGTTGATGTATCGAGAGGTAAAGGACTCGACTATTCAACATTTACAATGATTGATGTAACAGAAATGCCTTATAAGCAAGTATGTTGTTATCAAGATAATACCATAAGTCCAGTAGACTTTGCCTCTGTTATATATAGAATAGGGCTGATGTATAATGAGAGTGCGGTTTTAATAGAAATCAATGACATCGGTGAACAGGTTTCTGACGTACTTTTAATGGACTACGGCTATGAAAATCTTCTCTTTACTGAAAACGCAGGCCGAGCCGGCAAACAAGTTTCAGGAGGTTTTGGAGGGAAGAGAGCAGATCATGGAATACGAACAACAAGAAGTGTAAAATCAAAAGGTTGTTCTATTATGAAGTTATTAATTGAACAAAATCAGTTAATAATACAAGATTATAATACAATACAGGAGTTATCACGATTTAGTAAAAAAGGTAATTCTTATGAAGCTGAAGCGGGGTCTCATGATGATCTCGTTATGAACTTAGTTTTATTTGCTTGGTTATCTGACCAACGATTCTTTAGAGAATTAACGGATATCAATACACTTGCAGCATTGAAAGAAAAAACAGAACAACAGCTTGATGAAGAATTGTTACCTTTTGGATTTATAGATACAGGAGATCCTACGCCAGATGAGCAGGGATGGATTGAATATAGACCAGAAAGAACATTTGAGATATAAATTTCAATTATTATAAATAAAACTGTGATAACTATAAAATAGTAAATAGGTTTAAAATAGATAATATTAAAGGAGAATAATATGGCTTTTTCCGTAAGTCCTTCCGTAATTGTTCGAGAGGTGGACGCATCAGCATCGGTTCCTGCCATCGCAACACCACCTGCAGCAATCGCTGGTGTGTTTAGATGGGGTCCTGTAGGTGAAGCAATTCTTGTTTCTTCAGAGAATGAATTAGTACAACGTTTTGGCGAACCCAATGACGATAACTATGAAACATTCTTTGTAGCTGCAGACTATCTTTCATACGCAAATTCATTATGGGTTGCTCGTGTTGACAATGGAGCAGTAACTGCTTCCGCAACTTCGACTACTCTACATGCTAATGGTGACATTAATGAAACTACAAATGGTGCATTTGATGCATTATATGCAGGATCTTTAGGTAATTCATTAGAAGTTGCATATGTTAAAGATACTAATTTTTCAACAGATTTAATTGCTGTTGGAGACGTACCAACAACAAGAATCACAGGTGCAGATTCTGAAGAGATAGCAACCGCGCAAACAATTACATTTAACACTAACACAATTTCTTTCGAGGTAGTACCTGAAAACGCAATTGATTTGGCAAATACTGAACCAGTTGTAGCAGGTGATATAATGGTTATCGGTAACGATTCAGTTGGTTATCAAGAAATTACACTCGACAGTATTACAGAAGAAACAAGAGCAGCAGATGGGCAGGAAACTGCTAATACTGCGTTAATTACTTCACATGCTTATACGATTAATTTAGCAAGTCCTTATAGATTAGCTGAAACATCTTTAGCGAAATTAAAAATCAATAGAAAGTGGGCATACTCGAAATCATTCATAACTGCTCCAAGTACAGGTAATTATCATATCGCAGTTATTGACGAAGATGGTCAAATCAGTGGAGATGCTGGAACATTATTAGAAATATATTCTGATGTATCAACATCCTCAACTGCAAGACTTCCTGATGGTCGTACTAACTACTATAGAGAAGTTATTGAACAACAATCAGCTTGGGTTAAAGTTGCTAATACAACTCATTTTGAAGCTCAAACTGCACAGTATGAATCATTAGGTGTTAACGTAGGTGGTGCAGGTGGTAATACTGACATATTGAGTTCAAACGTTGGAACAGACGGTAGAACTGAAACTACAGCAACACTTGCTGACCTAGCAGATGGTTACGATTTATTCAAATCTTCAAATGAAATTGATATTTCATTCGTATTAGGTGGTAAATCTGATGATACAGGTAATCTTGCTACATACCTAATTTCAAATATTGCTGATTACAGAAAAGATGCAGTTGCGTTTATTTCGCCTGCTAAATCTGATGTAGTTGATGAAAGCAAAACAGAAAAGAAATTAGCAAATGTAATTGATTTCAAGAACAGCTTACCAAGTTCTTCTTACTATGTAATGGATTCTGGGTACAAGTACAGATACGATAGATATAACGATGTATATAGATACACTCCACTTAACGGTGATATCGCAGGTCTTTCCTCAAGAGTTGAACCTTTTGAAAGTCCAGCAGGATTCCGTAAGGGTGTAATTAAAAATGTTGTTAAGCTTGCGTTTAATCCTAACAAATCTCAGAGAGACCAACTATATAGCTCAAATATCAATCCAGTTATGGCACAAGTAGGACGAGGAATTGTTCTATTCGGTGATAAAACAGGATTAGGTGCTAATAGTGCATTTGATAGTATTAATGTTAGAAGATTGTTTATCGCAGTAGAGAAGGCAATTGCTAATGCTGCTGAAGGATTCTTATTTGAATTGAATGATGAGTTTACTCAATCACAATTTAAAGGAATCGTTGAACCATTCTTAAGAGACATTCAAGGTAAAAGAGGAATTGTTGATTTTAGAGTAGTTTCTGATACAACTGTTAATACACCTTCGGTTATTGACCAAGGTAAGTTCAGAGCTAATATCTTTATTAAACCTGCACGTTCAATTAACGTCATCGAATTAACTTTCGTGGCAACAAGAAGCGGTGTAGAGTTTGATGAAATCGTTGGGTCACTAACATAATAAATAATTATTAAATAAAGGAGAATAAGAATGGCGTTTAACATAAATGAGTTCAAATCCCAGTTAACTGGTGGTGGTGCTCGAGCTAATCTTTTCCAAGTGCAAATTTTAAACCCTGTTGACCCTGTG